AGTATTACAGCTCAAAATACATTTAGCGATGTATTAAAGATACAAGGGTATTTCAATGTATCTATTACTGGAATCGCTGGTGGAACTGAAGTCACGATACAAAGAAAAACAGGGGTAGACGGAGACACGTTTACTGATATTCAGGCTTTTACTGCTGACACAGAAACTTACGGTTATGAACCAGAGTTTACTGAATACAAGATTGGCGTTAAAACCGGCAACTTTGGTTCAGGCACTTGCAAAGTAAGGCTAGGCACTGAAAATCGTCGTCGATCTAGTTGGACATACGTTTACTAAGGAGTAATCATGGTTTCAAAAGAAGATGCGGCACTAACGGTAAATATTACAAAGCAAAAGACGCCTGCAACAGCCAACGGCATGCCTTGGTAGTGAAATCTTTTTTCATTTACGCCCTCGTAGCCTTACAGTTCGGGGACATTTGGACCACGCAGTATGCTCTACGGAACATTCGTGGAGCCGTGGAGAGTAACCCTATAGTCAAAAAAGCTATGGATAGTCTTGGTGTCCTCAGCGGTCTATTCGCCATTAAGGCACCTTTTATTGCCATCTTGATTTTTTACCCTCTCCCTCTATGGGCACTTGCCGCCATCACAGCATTTTACGTGTACGTCGTCGGCAATAACGCTCGGATTATCCTTAAACATAAATAGCACCTATAAAGGATCTATAGTATAATATCTGTAGATCCTTTTCCCTTTCTTTGGAGATTGCATGTACTACGTAGGCACTCAACAGTTTGAAACCATCGGCGAAGCAAATGATTTTATACGTAGAAATCCAGACGCAGTTGCGGCAGGTTTACGCATAACAAGCGAGCCTGTGGGGGACACTACTGGTATGCTTACTGGCACCTCCGAGAACACTACTGCCACCCCTACTGCTCAGACCTTTACGTTCATTGAAGGAAGTGAAAGAGGAGGTGCGGTACAGGATTATCTATACGGTCAGCAGGCGGAACCTAGACAGGTTACAGCCGCTGAGCTAGAAGCATACTTCAGCGACCCAGAGCAGACTAACCGACTCCCAGAAGTGTTTGGCACTTTCGATAACTACCTTGCTTATATGACTGAGCGTGAGCAGTTGTTGCAAGACGGTACTCTTACGACTGGCGATTGGGCTAACGCAGACGCAGGCTTTAACGAAGATCAAGAAATGATCCTTGAAGGCGATGCCGACCTCACTATCGACCCCAGCGATCCTAACCAGAACTACGAGAACTTATTAGGTCAACAACGTGGGGCCCAAGTCGGTGCTTACGAAAACTGGATTAACTCTGACGCTAACCAAGCGCTCTTACAGAAGTACGGCGTACACGCTACCACATACAGCGGCTCCGGCGATAAATTCCGATGGAACGGCTCGGCATACGTTAAGGTACAAGATGAAGACCATGCAGGCTTTACCGACTTTGTGAAGATGGGTATGATGGTTGCCCTTGGAGCTATGTCGGCAGGGGCTCTTTCTGCCGCTGGCCTAGGTACGGTCACTTCTTCTACGCTCTCTAGCGCTATCACTCAAGCCGTCTCTACCGGCTCTATCGACCCCGCACAGCTCCTACAGTCTGCCGCTACAGCAGGTCTTACTGGTGCCATATCAGATGCCGTTAGCGGCTTATTGCCAGAAGGTATAGACCTCTCCAGCATCTCTACAGGCATTGAAGAGGTGGACACTGTGTTGCAGACTATGGGCATGGATGTTCTACGCCAAGGTATTATGACTGGCGAAGTAGACCTACAGCAGACGTTACAAGCTGGTGTGTTCTCTGCCGCTGGTGAGTTTATAGACTTCATCCAAGGTCAGATGGGTATTAGTGCTGAAGAGCAGGCCGCATGGGAGGCTCGCATAGCTAGTCAGACAGCGGATCAGCAGAACGCGATGATGGGCCTTATTGAACAGCAGTTCGGTGAAGGTGCCCTTGCAGAAGCCCTTAACAGCATGGACGTGGAGCTGGCTCAGATGGCCTCTCAGACGCTATCTAATATGTTTCAAGACACTGGTGTATCATTTGTGCCAGACGACACAGGAGCATACGTAGAAGAGGTAGTGGTGGATCCCACACAGGATACTACAGCGGAAGACACCACGACCGCTCCATTCGATCCTAATAACGACGGAATCACAAACCCCTTTGAAGGCGACGAGCTAATTAATGGCGTATATTACAACGAAGCAGGGTTCCCCGTAGGGGTTGATCCTAATGCTACTCCAGAGCAAATCTTAGAGCAGTTCGTCAACGACAAGAACGCATGGACTACGGCTACAGGCGTCTCCGCTCACGGTCTCCCAGAAGACGCACTAGCCATCCTAGTCAACGGAGATATACAGGGTCTTAGTGATACACTGGTGGCTAACGGTCTAATCTTGGCTCAGGATGCCACGGGCGGTTATATCCTAATCTCCGGCGCTAACTCTACTACAGGATTACACAGCAGTCTCGACCAAGATGCTTTGTTGAATCTAAGCACCTCAAACGAGACATTCGTACCGCCTCCTACGTATAACGACCCTAACCTAGCCGCTACAGACGCTAGCGACATATCCCAAGAGATTCAGGACCTTTTGACTAACGTAGAGAATGCGCCAGAGGTCCCTAGCCCTGATTGGGTGGTAGATGCAATCACTATCGACCCCACAGATCCCATCGTGTTTGAGCAAGATCCCGTAACGCCTGATCCTACCCCTGTAGATCCCGTAGATACAACTACAGGAGGCGAAACAGGCACGTCTACAGATACAGGCGCTGGCGTCACTACAGAGCAAATTACTAACGCTGTAAACGCGGCTGTGCAAAACGCTGTTTCGAATATACCAGCAGGGGCTACTCAAGAAGAAGTCCAAACAACTATCGACACAGCTATCGCCGCTATTGACATCCCAGCCGGTCTAAGCGCTGAAGAAGTGCAAAACATTGTAGACACGGCTGTGGGAGGGATAACACTTCCAGAAGGCGTATCAGCAGAGGATGTTCAAACGGCTATCGACACGGCTATGGAAGGTGTTGCCACGCAAGCAGACATAACTGCCGCTGTGGAGTCCCTTCAGGAAGAAATTGCTAACATCCCAGCAGGCGCTACGGCTGAAGAGGTGCAGACCGCTATTGATACAGCTATTGAAGGCATTGAATTTCCAGCAGGACTTAGCTCAGAAGATGTAAGCTCTATCGTTGACACAGCGATTGCAGGCATTGAATTCCCAGCAGGTCTAAGTGCCGAAGACGTACGCTCAGAGATTAACACAGCCCTCACAGGCGTAGCTACTACAGCTTCTGTTGAAACAGCTATTTCAGAGGCCATAAGAGGACTTAACAACCTATCGTCTACTGACGTACAGAGCCTTGTAGATACCGCCATCGCTGGCATTGAATTCCCAGCAGGACTTAGCTCAGAAGATGTAAGCTCTATCGTTGACACTGCCATTAGCGGTATTCAATTCCCTGAAGGTATCAGCACAGCGGATGTTCAGACTGTCGTAGACGCGGCTCTTACTGGCGTAGCTACGCAGGCGGACGTCTCTACAGCTATTGACACAGCAGTACAAGGTATCAATGAGACTATCGGCGGTCTGAATAATCTCTCTACGGAAGAAGTACAGAGCATCATAGATACAGCCATTGGCGGCATACAGTTTCCGTCTTCGGTCACGCCCGAGCAGATGAACACTGCGCTGTCTAACGCCATCGACTCTATTCAATTCCCAGAAGGCCTTAGCCAAGAAGACGTACAGTCCGTTGTCGATACAGCCCTAACAGGTGTCGCCACTACCGCAGAGGTAAACACAGCTATTGACGCGGCAGTGAGAGACATTAACGAATCCATCGCCAACCTTCCAGAAGGTCTTACAGCCCTAGAGGTTAGCGATGTAGTTGACACAGCGATTGCCAACATTCAATTCCCAGAGTCTGTCACAGCAGAGCAGATGAGTGAGGCCCTAGAGGGCGCTATCTCTTCTATTGAATTCCCTGAATCTGTTACAGCGGAAGAGGTAGGGCAGATCGTCGCTAACTCCGGTTTCGCTACTCCAGAGAACGTAGCTACTGCGGTTGCTAACGCAGGGTATGCAACCCCAGAGGATGTCGCTTTGGCAATCTCCGGTGCTGGCTTTTCAACCCCAGAAGACGTAGTGGCGGCTGTCAATGCGGCAGGGTTCTCTACCCCAGAGGACGTAGCTACAGCGATTGCCAATGCAGGCCTTACAACGCCACAGGACGTCGCTGAAGCGATTTCAGCGGCAGGGTATGCTACCCCACAGGATATTGCTAATGCGGTCTCACAGGCCGGTTATGCGACCCCTGAGGACGTTGCTAGTGCTATAGCCTCCGCTGGATACGTAAACCCAGAAGATTTAGCCACTGCGCTTGAGAACTCAGGGTTCGCCACAGCGGACTCGCTGGCTACTGCACAGCAGGCCATCGACGACAATATGAGCACCCTACAGCAGGATCTTTTAGAGACACTGGCTACTATGGGTACAGATCAGGCTACAGAGCTATCCGATGCAGAAGCTCGTCTCCTTGAGTCCATTAGCGGCGTCGAATCAGGCGTGCTATTAGAGCTATCACAAGTAGAAGGTGGCTTAGAGCAAGCCATCGCTGACATGGATGTAAACTTCAACGAAGCCTTGTCACAAGGTCTAGAGGCTACTCAAACAGATCTGATGGAAGCTCTAGAGGCTTACAACACTGGACAAGGCGAAGCCCTTACAGCGGCTGAGGCACGCCTCCTAGAGTCTATTACTGGTGGTGACGCAGAGACGCTACGTCAGATGAGTGAGAACACAGAGTCGTTCAATCAGGCTCTTGCAGACCTCGGCTTAGACCTCGAAGGTGTTCAGACTACACTAGGTGATCGCATAGGCGGCCTAGCAACAGACGTATCTACTGGATTTGAGACTGCGGCGCAAGAGCGTCAGGACCTCATGGATGCCCTCACTGCTATGGAGCTAGGCCAAGCAGAGGCACTGACGGATGCTCAAGCGGCCCTCCTTGCAGAGATTACTGGCGGTGACGCGGCTACGCTACAAGAATTAAGCACAGTACAAGGAGCCCTTGAAGAAGAACTGGCTACATTAGGTACTAGCCTAGGTGACGTAGAAGCAGGCCTTACAGAAGACATTGCGGCATTGCAAGAAGAGACCGCTGGTGGTTTTGAGCAGGTAGGCGAAGACATAATTTCCTCTGAAGAGCGTCTCACTAATCTATTCAATCAAGGTCTTGAGTCTGTCGGCGGAGATCTTAACGCTCTGGCTACTCAGTCCCTCGATCAGTACAACTCATTGCAGGAGACATTGGCTAACCAAGCGGCAGGCCAAGCAGAAGCCCTCACGGATACAGAGGCCCGCTTGCTAGAAAGCATGACAGGTGTTGAAGCCAGTGTCTTACAGGAACTCTCTACCGTCCAAGGCGGTTTGGAGCAAGGCCTAGCAGACGTAGGCGTAAGTATTGAAGGTCTATCCTCTGACGTAGACACACGTATCGGTGACGTAGAAGCCGCTATGGGTGCTGGCTTCGAAGGCGTAGCCGATCAGTTTGGTCAGGTACAGGGGGAGCTTGCAGGCCTAGGCGCTGGACTTGAAGGTCTGGGCGCTGGACTGGGCGGTATTGGTGCTGGACTACTTGGAGGACTAGGCGGTCTCGGAACAGGTCAACAGGAGATCCAACGTAAGCTAGCTCAGCCTAAGTGGAAAGATTTTTACTCACAACAGCAAGCCTACAGTCCCGATCAATTCCGCAGTGCCTACCTCGGCGGTCAGCCACAACAGCCAAACACTATTAAGAACCTTAATGATTTAATCTCCAGAAGCCTTTCTGGACCCAACAAAGGAATGCTCTCATGACATACTTGGAAGTAATTAACAGCATCCTCCGACGATTGCGTGAGGACACAGTAGTAGCTGTTAGTGAGACAGATTACTCAGAAATGGTGGGTGATTTTGTTAACGACGCAAAGCGTATTGTAGAGGACAGCTACCAGTGGGAAGCCCTCCGTACTGAGTATGTAATGACTACGACAGCAGGTACGCACACCTACACATTGACCGGACTGGACAATCGTGCTAAAATAATAAACGTATGTGATGAAACCTCAGCGTACTATTTAGAGAATAAGCCGCTATCTTGGGTAAGAAATAAGGACGTTAAAAGCCCTTCCCAAACTGGAACTCCTAGATATTATGCCTACAACGGTTTAGACTCTGCGGGAGACACTCTGCTCCGTTTTTGGACTACTCCAGATGCTTCTTACGATATAAACGTGTACGCTGTAGTACCTCAGCCTGATTTAAAATTAAACTCTGATGTATTAAAAGTTCCTTCATCGCCTGTTATCCACCTAGCGCTCGCCATGTTGGCTAGAGAGCGTGGAGAGACAGGAGGGACATCTACTGCTGAATACTTCCAGATGGCAGATAAGTACTTAAGAGATGCGATTGCGGTAGAAGCCGCTAGGCATGAAGATGAACTCGTTTACTTTACGGTGTAATCAATGTCGCAACCTATTCAGCAATTATCCCTAGTAGCTCCCGCCTTCCGTGGAGTGAATACAGAGGATAGCCCTATTGACATGGACCCTACGTTCGCCTTAGTGGCGGATAACTGTGTGGTGGACGAGAACGGTCGTCTGGGTGCGCGCAAGGGCCAAACCGTGGTGACTACTACTAAGACAGAGCTAGGAACCGATGTCCTCGACGCTGTCCACAAGTTTACCAGCCGCGCAGGTACAGACTACTTTTTCAGCACGGGGAATAACAAGATTCTACAGGGTGACACCACTCTTACAGATGTCACTCCCGCGTCTTACACAATCACGGCTAACCACTGGAAAATAGTCCCTTTTAACAATAAGCTATTCTTTTTCCAGCGGGGGCATGCCCCTCTTGTATTTGACGACATTACTAACGTAGTACAGCTCGTAGAGGATTATCATACGACAGGCACTGTAGCCCCAGAAGCTAACGAAGCTCTGGCGGCTTTTGGTCGTATCTGGGCGGCTGACGTCACCGGAAATCAAAATACTGTCTACTGGTCTGACACCCTTATAGGCGAGACATGGCAGGGGCATAGTTCCGGCTCTATTGACCTAACTACTGTCTGGCCTCGTGGCTTTGACAAGGTGGTAGCTCTAGCGGCCCACAACAACTTCTTAATCATTTTTGGTGAGTCCTCTATCCTTATGTATCAAGGAGCTGAGGACCCGTCTACTATGACCCTTGTTGATACCATTGATAACGTGGGGTGTATCGCTAGAGATAGCGTAGTAAGCATTGGTACTGACCTCCTGTTTCTTTCGCGTGAGGGTCTTCGATCTCTCGGGCGTACAGTACAAGAGAAGTCGGTAGCTATCGGCATTCTATCACGTAACGTACGTAATGAGCTAAACACTTCTATCGGATCTTTAGCCGCTGAAGAGATTAAAGCTACGTTCGTACCTGATGACAGTCTCTACATCTTATCGTTCCCCCTTCGTCAGCTTGTCTACGCATTCGACGTTAGACAGCCGCTAGAGACGGGGGCTTACCGAGTAACTAGGTGGACCACGGTGTCGCACCACTCGTACTTTACTGACATAGATGGTAATGTCTTCATAGGCAGTGGGGACGGCATAGGGACTTACTCAGGGTTTTTAGAGAAAGGCAACCCCTACAATCTTTATTATCAATCACCGCAAATGAGCTTTGGCGATACGTCACGGCTAAAGCTGTTAAAGAACATCTCAGCTATCTTTATCGGCGGCGGCAACACTAACGTAACCCTACGATGGGGCTACGGGTTTAACGGGTCGTTTAAGAGTAAGACGTTCAGTATCGCTTCGGGCGCTTCAGTGGGTTACTTTAACGAAGGGGAATTCAACATCGCTGAGTTTTCAACGGGAGCGACTACAGATACATTCAACGCTAAGGCTAACGGTAGCGGAACTATTCTTAATATTGGGCTAGAGGCTAGGATTAACGGCGTAGCCCTTTCTATTCAAGGTTTCAACCTACAGACACTATTGGGGAAAATCACAAATGGCTGATTATACTACTTCGGTAAACTTCACGGCGAAGGACTCCCTGCCTTCTGGTGATCCTCAGAAGGTCATCAAGGGTTCGGACTTCCAGCTAGAATTTGACGCTATAGCTACAGCGTCTTCAACTAAGGCAGACCTCGCGTCTCCCACTTTCACAGGTGCCGTTACGGTCCCTGATTTAACTATTTCGGGTAGCGTCACAGGAACGCTTGACGGAGGCACTTACTAATGGTGTACGACACAGACGACATAATGGACATGGCGGGAGGGTCGGCAGGCGGCTTGAACTACTCCGCACTCTTAGAAGGTCTAATGGGCGCTGGCGGTGCTATCGGCGGCGGTCTATTGACACAAGATGCCTACCAAAAACTAGGTGACATCGGCACCTCAGCTCAAGAGCAGATGACTGCACTAGGGCAAGAACAACTAGAGCAAACAGCGTTCCGCCCTTACAGCGTAACTACAGCTACTGGTGCTGATTTCGGCGTAGACGAGGCTGGTAGTATTAACCAGCAATTATCAGAGCAGGAGATGGCGCAGTACAACCAGCTCATGGGTGCGGCATCGGGCCTCTTCGGTCAAGCGGCGGCTCCGAGCGCTCAGGTGGAACAGCAAGTATTTGACCGCATGATGGCTTTACAAAGCCCAGCGGCAGAGCGAGAGCGAGCGGCTCTTGAGAATCGCCTACGTGCACAGGGACGTCTTGGCACGTCTTCTAGTCTCTACGGCGGTACTAGCCCCGATATGCTTGGTTTCCAGACAGCGCAAGCTGAAGCGCGTAACGCGGCGGCCCTACAGGCTATGCAACAGGCGCGTGCAGATCAACTACAGGCGGCTAACCTAGGTACAGCAATGCAGGGCGCGGCGTACTTACCACAAGCGCAAGCATTGGCGGCCTTCCAGCCTTCACTCACAACCAGCGGACTTGCTCAGCAGGGTCAGCTTCAGGGCGCTAACCTCTACGGTGAGAGCGTTGCAAGCGGTCTTGGTACAGCTCTTGGTGCCGCTCAAGGACAAGCTAACCTCATAGGCAACCTTGGCGCTTCTATGCTAGGCGGCTCTATGGCTACAGCCTCAGGTGAAGATGGCTGGGTTAGCGCCATTGGCGACGTCCTCGGATCAATCTTCGACTAAGGAGCAATCATGCCACGTTTAGACGCATCGTTAACACAGGGCCTGATGAACCCCACATACTCAGACAGATTGGCTCAAGCAGGTGGAATGCTCGGCGGTATGGGCGGTCAGATGAGACAGACTCGACAGGATAAAGAGAAGGCGCAGAAGATGGCGGGTATGACCACTGAAGGTTTGCTATCGGCTCAGCGTGAAGCGGCGGCGACACCAGCAGAAGCTATCGCGGCTGGTTTGGCTCAAGAGAAATTTGGTCGTGAGACAGAGGACCGTCAATTTACAGTAGGAGAGAGAACCCGCGAAGGTAGGGAACGTGCCGGTAGGGTTAGTCTCAGCGGTAAGGGGAAGCGGTATGACATCTTAGTACGTGAAGGGAAGACGGAAGAAGCTCAGAAGCTCTTTGACGAGATGGAAAAAATCGCAATAGAAGCTGGTGTTCCGGTAGGTGAGTTTGTCTCTGAGCTTCCTGAGAAGAAAGACGACCCTAGCCGCTACCTCAACATCGGCGGCGGTAAGGTGTTCGACACTAAGACTGCTACTATGATAGGAGGCGGGGAAGGTCCAGAAGGGCTCGACGCTAATGACCTCGCACAGCGTATCTACCAAAACAAAGAGGCGTACACTGAGGAGTCGTGGGAGGCTTATTCTAAGGCCCTCGCTACAGACGGTGTGTTTAAGGCGGCTAAGGAGCTAGAGGGTGTGGACGTATCTCGTGAAGCTGAGGCGATAAGCGCGGCGGTAGTCGCTGACTCTAGCCGAAACATTCGCGTTATTGACGACTTGTTGGATACGGACGTTAATGAATATATTCAGGCGGGCTTTTGGTGGATTCCAGCAAGTGAAGCCAAGTCTATCGACAACGCTGTAGACACTCTCAAGGCTAACGTAGCGTTCGACCGCCTACAAAAGATGCGTGACAACTCTAAGACAGGTGGCGCTCTAGGACAGGTCAGTGAGAAGGAATTGCGGCTGTTGGAAGCTAACCTTGCGTCACTTGATCCCACATCGGCTGACTTCAAAAAGAACCTACGAACTATCCGACGTACATACGAGCGTATCGTAGACATTGAGACTGGCCCGCAGGGCTTCGATGAGGAGGGCAGGTCTAAGGGGTCCCCTAA